GATGAAATCAGAGAATGGTTTTATTGTGATGACGATCGCAAACTAGAAATATTGGCTTATAGACTTTTGGAGAAAATAGTAAATGTCTGAATTAAGTTGTATATGTTTGCGTAGTAATGATATCTGTAGTTGTAATAGATCAGAAATAATTGAGCAGACCGAAAAAAGAAAATGTTCTTGTGGCCGATCAATCACAGAATATTGTATGAGTTGGCACTCTCTATGTGATAAAGTGTTCATGCAAAAAAAAGAAGCAGCATTAGCAAATGGATGATTGGGAAATAGATTGTGAAGAGTGTGGCATAGGTACTGTTGTACACTCTTACGACCCACCTGACTTTTGTCCATTATGTGGTAGGAGAGCAGAACCAGTCATCATGAGTGATAGGATAGAATATGAAGAATAAATACTTTTATGTGGTATTACAATAATAAAGAATTTAATGAAACACCAGAGGAGTATCAAGGATTTGTATATGAGATCAGAGAACTGTCAACAAATAAAAAATATATTGGAAAGAAAAATTTCTGGCGTCCAAAAACTCTTCCGAAAAATAGCAGACGATCTCGACGTGTTAAAACAAGAGTTGAATCCGACTGGCGAGAATACTACGGATCAAACGTGGTATTACAAAGACTCGTGGAAGAATCAGGACAAGACGGATTTGAAAGAGTAATTCTTCATCTATGTAAGACTAAAGGTGAAATGTCTTATATGGAAGCAAAACTTCAATTCACATTTGATGTTCTTTTAAGAGATGATTATTACAACGAGTTCATAGGTTGTAAGATACACTCCAAACATATCAACAACTTAAAAAATAATTTCAAAATAAAATAAAAAAAGTTCTTTACTTTTATGTAAAAGTATGATACAATAGTTGTATCCAATAAAAAAAGGAGCTATATTATGGATTTAGTATTAACTGCGGTTCACTACCTTCAATTTCAATCTCTAGATACGCCTAATTCAAAAATAAAATATCTCATAAAAAATAAAGATGAGTTAGAAAATAATTATGATATCAAGGTTGATAACCTAATTTGGGCTTGGGAAAAATTAGTACCAGTAAATGAGATAGGGGAATTATATTAATGATAATAGTTGATTATAGTGGTATTTGTTTAGCAAGTATCATCGTTAATAAGGAATTGAATGAGGGTATGGTTAGGCACATGACCCTCAATACATTAAGAATGTATAATCAAAAATTCAAAAAAGATTATGGTGAGATGATTCTTGCCTGCGATGGCATGAATAACTGGAGGAGAGGTCACTATCCTGAGTATAAAGCAAATCGTAAGAAAAATCGAGACAAGTCTGACTTTGATTGGAATGAAGCATTCCGCATCATGCATCTAATAAAAGATGAGATACGAGAAAATTTTCCATATAAAGTAATACATCTAGAAGGGTGTGAGGCAGACGATATAATAGGAACACTAGTAGAACGAACCCAAGAGTTTGGTAATTTAGAAGATGTTATGATCGTTTCCTCTGACGGTGACTTTAAACAATTACAAAAATATGATAATGTAAAACAGTTCTCTCCTCTCAAAAAGGCACAGGTCGTAGATGATAATCCAAGACTTAACCTTTTAATAAAAATATTAAAAGGAGACTCTGGTGATGGTGTCCCTAATGTTCTATCTGATGATAAAACTTTTACAGAAGGTCGACGTCAAACACCTTTATCAAAGAAAAAAATGGATGCTATTATACAAGATATAGGTGAAGGCGAATTATTATATGCAGCATCGTGGTATCGTAATTATTGTAGAAATAAAGTTTTGATTGATTTAACAGAAACACCAATCAATTTAAAGAAAGAAATTATAAATAACTTTGAGGAACAAGATCCTTGGAAAAATAAAAGTAAAGTTTTCCCATATCTTGTTTCCAAAAAAATGAACCAATTGATTGAAAGTGTTCAGGAGTTTATTTAATGAAACAATATGTCTATGAAGTTTTGCAAGAAGTAGTAAAGAAAACTAGCGAAACAGATAAAGTTAAAGTGTTACGAGATAATGAGTCATGGGCACTCAAAGATATCTTACGAGGAACTCTCGATAGCACAGTTGAGTGGATACTCCCCAAAGGAGAACCACCATACACGAAGTCAGATGGGCATAACCATGCCACAAATCTTTTCAGAGTAAATACACAGTTTAAATATTTCACGAAGAATGGACCAGGATCTAAAATGCCTGCAGTCAAACGTGAAAAAATTTTCATCGGTTTGATAGAGGGAGTACATCCAGAGGATGCCCAACTTGTTATAAACATGGTGAATAAGACTCCGATAGAAGGTATTTCAAAAAACGTAGTAAAGGAGGCATTTCCTGGATTACTAAAAGATTGATCCTGTAGTCTTATTTAAATTTTAACACTAAACGGAGAAACGCAATTATGGTATTAGTCCAGTTAGAGAGATTGTTAAAGACTTTTATAACGAAGGGCAAACCAGAGAAACTCAAATCATATATCATCGTACCCCCAGGAGGTAGATAAATCTTGTACGATACTAATGCAGTTCTTACAATAATAAAGGTCAGGGAGTTAGTCTCCCTGATTTTTAATTTAAAAGAAAAAATAATAGTTTACAAAATATCGTTTATATGTTATAATATTTAAGTGTTAAAAAAACAGAGAAATAAATCATGAATATATTTGTCTTATCAACAGATCCAGTAAAAGCAGCACAACAGCAATGCGATAAACATGTTCCTAAAATGGTAGTAGAGTCTGCTCAAATGTTATCTACTGCTCATCGCATTCTTGATGGAGTGCTTACTCGAAGAAAATCAGTATCGGGTAAAACCATGTCAAAATATTGGGAACTATACAGTAATCCATTAGAAGATGTTTTATATAGAACAGTTCATACTGGTCATCCTTGCACTGTGTGGACCATGGAATCTTCAGAAAATTATATGTGGCATTATAGACATTTCGCAGCACTTTGTGATGAGTATACATACAGATATAGTAAACTTCATAAAACAGATTTAGAATTAAGAGGCAATCTATCAAATCTACCAAAAAATATTCCTATAGGTAAAATGACAAAATTTCAACTTGCTATGAAATCAAATCCTGAATGTATGTTTGATGATCCTGTTGAATCATATCGTGCATTTTATCAAACTAAACAACATCGTTTTGATATGAAGTGGTCAAAGCGTTCAGTTCCAGAGTGGTTCAAATATGCCGATTTATACGCTGCACAATAAAAAAACTGGTGAAACTTCACAAGTATCGTGTCCTTATGACGAAATGAAAAAAAGACTTAATGATGATATTGAACTAGTCCCAGTGTTTCCTAAAATAGTTACAGGTACAGGATCCCTCCTTTCCAAAACAGATGATGGTTGGAAAGATAATTTAAAAAGAATTAAAGAAGGTTCGGGCAAAGATAGTACAATCAAAATATGAAAGAGTTTATACATGAAAAGATTGATATTGGATATGATGACTTGGTTGCAGATACACAACCCTCAGGTCGCACTTATGTTACTCCTGATGGTAGTCGTTATCCTAGCATTACAACAGTTCTAAACATACTGAGTGAAGAATATATCTCCGCATGGCGTATGCGTGTGGGTGAAGAAGAAGCAAATAAAATAAGTCATCGTGCTTCAACACGTGGTACATTAGTTCACTCGATACTGGAGAAGTATTTACTCAATGAAGATACTACAAAATTTTTACCACATATCAAACAAAGTCTCGAAAATATTCGTCCAATACTTGATGAAAGCATTACTAAAATATATGGTCTTGAGGTTCCTCTTTATAGTCGTTATCTTGGGGTGGCTGGTCGGTGTGATTGCGTCGGTGTATTCGATGGTGTTCCCGCTATTATAGATTTCAAAACATCTCGTCGAGTTAAAACTGCAGATAAGATATCCAATTACTTTGCGCAGATGGCAGGATATGCTGTGATGTGGGAAGAAAGAACTGGTATGCCGATCACTAATACTGTGATTGTTATGGACGTAGATGATAACGAACCAATCATATTCCGAGAGCATCGAGATAATCATATAGATCTTTTAATTGACACTATAAAAGAATATAAAAGAAGGCAACTTTTTTTTAAATAAAACGAAAAAAAAGCTTTACTTATCTGCAGAAGTATGATATAATATATGTATAAAATGAAAAAAGAGGAGTTCA